AGATTGTTGATAACAGTCCTGATGAATTTAAGAATATTATAAAAGATGCTGGTAAGGCTACAGTTCGTGACCATGTAGCAGACTTAAGTTTACTGCAAGTAAAGGCAGCTCAAGCACGAAACGAGACAATGATTAATAATGATGTAGCTGAGTTTATATTTAATTTAGAAACTGGTCTTGAGCAAGGTAACAAAGACCTTATATCAGCCAGCTTGAATCAGATGGACAATATTTTAAAGAGTGCAGTAATGCACGAGCAAACATCTCTTGATGCATCGAGTAAAAATTTTGCTGAAGGTGTAAGCAGAAAGATGAAAGCAGTAGGTACAAAGACTGCTATTGCTTCTTTATATGACCAACCATTAGCAAAAGAAGAAATACCAGCACTTAATATTTATCTTCAAACTGGATTTAAGGATGCTGTGCTAGAAGCAAATCCAGAACTTTTGAATCAAGCATCAGAAGTCAGAACAAATATGAAATATTATGAGCAAGAGTTTGTATCTAATTACTCAAAGAAACTAGCGGTTGCTAAAAATTCTATAGTATCAAACTCAGATTCATCAAGTTCTAGTGGTAAGAATGCAAAAAAAGATGCAGCTTTTAATGCTATTGATGACATCTTTGATGAATATAAAAACTTAAAAAATACAGACCAAGCTGTTTATAACGATTATTTAAAAAGAATAGTTGACGTTGCAAGAAACGCTGGACCTGATGTTATGCTTACTTCATCAATTGAAGATACTTATGAAAAACTATTGCAAGGTGATGTTGTTGCTAACTTAGTAGATGAGATATCAGGTATTAAAGATTTAGGTAGTAGAGGTAGAGATGCTATCTCTAAATATCTTTTAACTGGTAATGAAGTAAACTTAGATAGTGTTACACAACTTGATGGTTCTGTAAAAGATACTATACCTCCTGATATCAAAGAAAGAATTAAGGAAATAAGAGGTGATTTATCAGACAGAAGTTATCTTAGCGCACCTAATTTAAGAGCTGTAACAGAACAAGTAAATCAGTTATCAAGACAGGAAAGAGTTGCAGAGCTTTTAATAAAAAAAGCATATGATGATTCTCAAAAATTAGCAGAAGACAAAAAAGGTTTAACTATTGCAATTGATTTTCTTGGTGAAAACACTGACGTTCTTTATCAAATAGATAAGATAGCAAAAACAACAGATATTAAACAAGAAGATATAGATAACATGTTGTCTATACGAGATGGTTATCTGGAAAGAATTAATCAAGAAATGCAGAGAAAAGGGACAAAGATAACAGTTCCGTTTTACGCTAATGCAAAACAAAATATTGATGCTGCTATTATACAAGCAACACAGAATGTAATGTTGCAAATGGTAGAAAATGATTTGCAGTCAGATGTAAGTTTAATTACCAAAGTAGATGGTGAGTATGTTGTTAATCCAGATATTAAAAAACGTATTGATGCTGTTGTTGGTTATATTCAAAATCCATTAAAGAAAGAAGGTGTTCCAGAAGAACTAATAGCATTTAAAGAAAATACTGTAGATAACGCAGATTACTTTGTTCCTCAAGCTGACAAAGTTTTAGAAACAAGACTCCGAGAAATACAATCAGCGGTACAGTCTAACGCTACTGCTTATGTAAAACTTGCAGACCGTTATAATTTTAATGAATCTATTTTGAATAGAACAATTAAATCTAGTGAAAAAACTTCAGAGCATACAAATGAAATGTTAATTGATTTAATTAAAACACATGCTAGAGGTTTTTATAATTCTAATCAAAGTCCAGAGCAAAATCTAGAAAGGTTTTTGCTTAGTAAAACTTCATTGCAAGCTGATAGTAAAATAACAAATACTATGTATAAGTTTATAGCTGATGGATATTTGCCAGCATCATTCATTCGTATTATTGATAAAGCATCTAGTCTTAATAACGAACAAATGGGTGCATTAATAACGCACGTTCAAAGATTACAGCATGGTAGGATTCCTGGCACAAATTTTAAGGGTAGTGCTTTTGGATATCGAGGTGCAAGAGTTGAGGGTGGTGATTATAAATTCAAAGAAGTAAATGATACTATCAATAAACTTCTATCTGTTGCACATGTATCAAAGCTAACTGGTAATGTTCGAGAAGTAGAATCTGTTAGTGCTGACTTCTCTGGTGGTGATGCACCAGATTCATCAGAAGTTGAAGTAACTCGTAGTGAGCCATTGACTGAAATATATAAAGCAATGACAAATCAAACGTCACAAGATTTGAAAGATAACTATGCTGAAATAAGATTAGGACTCATTGACCAGATGCCACAAGAGTTAAAGAATCAACAATTGAACGCAAACACAGATGCAATTATTGAAGGGTTAATACACTCAGCAGCTGTTTTTAATAAAGGAAATATTCCAGAAGAAATTAAAAATTTAACAGATTATATTTATAGAAGTTATATGGTTAATAAAAATAATATTGATTTAAATGATTTTCATGCAGAATATAAACTGTTTCTAAAAGATTATGTTGACCAAGAGTATATGGAATCTGATGGTAACATTCTTGAGTTTACAAACAATGGGCCGAAAAGTTTTACAAGAACAAGACATGGGTTGCAAAGATATTTTAATTCACCAGAAAAATATAATGCAGCTATAGATTATATAAATGAGTTATTGCCAGATGGTTTTGTGTTTGACCCAAATACAGTTACAAGTCCTGAGTTTCAAAGAGCCTATGGTGACCCAAGACAAGAAATAGACCCAACTGTTTTTACTTCAGCTGCACAACAAAGAGCATACTATGCTTCTAAAGCAAGACAAGATGCAAACAGAACACAGGCAATGGTGCAAGATTTAGATGGAGGTAAAGTTATTCTTGTTGCTTATCCTACAGCATCAGCACAAGAAACTATATATCAAGCATTTGTAAATAAGAATGGCAGATTGAGTCCAGTCAATGTTGTGTCAACAAAAGAAGAAGATGAGGTTCCTTTGGTATTTTCTGCACAGAGTTTGAATAATGCTTTGGTGCAAGATGGTGTTATGGATGGAATATTTCAAGAAGACATTGCTGTAGGAGCTGCAAAACGTAGAGCATTATTTGAAACACTTGGGTTATCATTAGATGGTCAAAACTAATTTTCTTTTAGATATAAATTATTATCCAACTGGTATGTCGGAGATAGGAGAGTTTGTTCCTAATGAAAACATCTCACCTTCATTTTGGGAAACAACACAAGCACAGCTTGGATTTAATTATGACAGCCAAATAGAAGCATTTAAAGAAGACCTTGAGTTTGATACTAAAGGTATTGCTCGACCTCTCTCCTACTACTTTGGATTAGCTGGTAGCGTTCCACCAACTTTAGGAATGCCAGAAGATTTTGATTCTTTCAAAGCATTAGAAGATATAAAGAATGCACCACCAGTTCCATTTGACCCTAACTTTAATCCATTTGAACAAGACTTAATTGCTGGTTATGAGGAGCATGCAGATTATTTTGCAGACTCAAAAAACTTAGAACACTTTAATTTTAAAAAACGAGTTCTTGATGAGAATATAAAGAGAAGAGAAATAATAAGGTTTTCTGGGTTCTTCCAAAACTTAGGAGCTGCATTCTTTGACCCTATTAATTTTATAGCTTTACCTTTTGGTGGACCTACTGTTGGGATAGCAAGGTCAGCAGTAAGAGTAGGTGCTGGAACTGGTGTTATAGTTGCAGCTCAAGAAGCTACTCGATATCCATTCGACCCATTAGCAACTCCTGGGGAAGTGGCAGCAAGTGTTGGAACGGCTGCAGTTTTTGGTGGTGTTCTTGGTGGATTTATTGGAATGCCAAGAAGTTTACAAGCAAGAAGAATCAGAAAAACAACTGATGAATTTGTAAAGAATGTTCAAAGAAATAATCAAGATGTAGACTTTGCTACTCATGCTGTGCGAACAGCACAAGCAAGAGATGTTGGACCTCGACCAATAGGAGATGTTCTCTCTCCCTATAGTAAAGACCAAGTAGCAGACGTTTTAAAAGAAGGTTCTGATATATCATCTGGGTTAAGAATGAGGAAAGATTTGCTAAAGGGTAATAGGTCTGCTCTTGAAAGATTGGCAAATGATGCTGGTGATAGTTTGCCTGACTTCAAAGCAAGATTAAAAAGTGAGATAGATGATTTAGTACAACGTCAGAAAGAAAACTCTTACGTTCAAAGAACAAAAATATTTAAAGACTCAAGAAAACTTGCAGAAGGTAAGATTACAGAAATAAAAGTAAACAATAAGATTATGAAGTCTGATGAGATAGAGGGTCTTGCTAATAGTGATAAACTTATTGGCAACAAAAGAATGTATGAGAAAGCACTCCCTAAACTTAAAAAGACAATAAAAAGTATTGAAACTAAAATTGAAAAGCTAGCAAAGAAGTTAGAAGTTGTTCAAGGAAGAATAAAGCAAAATGGTTTTAGTTCTCCTGACCAGCAACAAGTCTTATTCTTTGGAGCTAAAAGAGATGAAGCCTATAAAGAAGGTAATCCTTTGCATGAAAAACAGCTAAAGTCTTATTTATCACAAGCTACAGCTAACAATAAAGAAATGAAAACTTTAGAAAGTTCTCTTACTGCTACACGAAATAGAGAACAGGAATTACAAACTCGGCAGTCAGATAATAATGTTGCCATACAAAATACACGCAAAGCAATAGATGCAAAGAATGAGTACTTAGATTTTGAAGAAGGTAAATTTATCAAGAGTCCTTTATTTAAGTTTGTTCCAACACCAATAAAGTCATTGTTGTTTGATAAGACAGCAACTGGTACAGCCAAGTTTGCAATGCTCAAGATAGGACATGATAGTGGTATTGGATTGGAGCTAGTAAAGCGTGGTCTTAAATTAGGTAGCAGTATATTCCAAAGAAAGAAAACACACGATGGTAAGATATACGACATGGTTCTTACTATGAGAAGTTTTTATCTACGAAGTATTGGTATGAGTGATTTGAAAGCAACCAATTTGTTTTCAATGGAGCAGATAGAATGGCAAAAGTTATATACTGGTGCGACCCAAAGAATGGGTGGTGGTTATATCAAAAGTGAAAAAGAGTTTATGCATGATGTAGCTGTTAAGTATATGAAAGATGAAAAAGGTACAAATGACTTTGAACAAGCAGCCCTAGATTATCTTAAGAAAAAATTTAAAGATGAACGTATGGAGAAAGAATCTGTTGGTTTGTTGGGTGGTACTGACTTTCTTAAAACTCTTATAGAAAATAAAAAGTTAGACATAGAAAAAAGACAACCGACAAGAGATAAGTATGTGAATGAACTAAACAAGTTAGAACATTATTCAAATCCAAAGCTAGGTACAAAAGAAGACCCATATCTTTATCATGGATTTAATCTTAAGAGTGTCCTTGATGACCCAAGTGATGCAAACAAAACATTAAACAGCTTTATAGATAAAGATGGTAACCTCACTCTCAAACAAAGTGGTGATGATTTAGTAGGTGATAAACAGTTAGGTTTATCTATGTCAGAGACTTTTGCTGGTGCAAGAGAGTATACATCAATTAGAAATAAAATATTAAAGTCAAACAATAGAAAAGCTATTGGTGATGAAAATTCCTATGTCATACAAATAAAGAAGTCTGCTTTAGAAAAGAGATATAAAACAAAAGCAGATACAATGGATGAGGTAGTTGTTACTGGTCAAAAAGATATTAAGATACGAAAAGGTGATTACGAAATATTTGACTTCAAAAGTAAGGCAGCAAAAAGAGCTCGAGATGAAGGGTTCGTTTCTAACTACACACCATTCTTAGATAAGATTCCAAAGTTTTACAAAGAACGCATACCACAATTAAAATCATATATTAAGAATTATGATGAAAGATTAACTGGCTTAAAAGAAGAGATAAACGATTTAATCGAAAGAGTTAAATCAATGGATGACGCTAAGAAGTTAGGCAAAGAATACTTAGACGATAACTTTTTCCCAAGAAATTTTGATACACAGTCAATAAGAAACAACAGAGAACGATTCATTGACATCCTCACTACAGAGTTAATGAAAACAAAGTACAGATTTAACAAAAAGAATCAGATTAACAAAGGTCTTATGTCAGAGACTGATGCTCGTAAGTTAGCAGAGCAGACAACTAAAAGAATATTGCACGAAGAAGAAGCACCAGTTGATGAAATATTTGTTGGTACTGGTGTCTCTAAACATTTGATGGGTAGAGTATTAGATATACCAAATAGTAAATTGGTAGACTTTATAGTTACTGACCCCATAGCAGTATATAAAAAGTATGTTCAGTCAACCGCTGGGTTGGTTGAGTTCAAAAGAGAGTTTGGAATATTTAAAACTATAAATGATATCAAGGATGATATTTTTGATTCTGCTATAGAAAATGGTCATAGCATTGCTGATGCAGAGAGACACTTCATGAATGTACGATTTATGTATGACAGAGTTGTTACTGGCAGATTGCATGATAATCCTTACAGCATATCAAAGAAGTTGATAAATGTTGTAAGAAGTGGTGCTCAACTTAACTTTCTTGGTAGTGTGGTATATTCAACTATTGCAGAACCAGCTACTATAATGATGAATCATGGTGTGGGTCGTACTTTGTATGGACTTAGCCAAGTATTTTTTAATCCAAAAGTATTTAGGAACACTCTTCAAAATATTGGTAAATCTGGTGAAGCAATAGACCTTACGTTAGGGTCAATGAACAACAGATTTGTAAGTGAAATGCAGATGAATCGTATGGGTGACCATGCCCTAGATAAAACAAAGAATGTTTTTTATATTATGAATGGTCTTACTGTAGTTACTACAGCATTAAAAAGATTAGATGGTGTATTAAGAACTGACCATTATATTTCAGCAGCAGTTCGATGGAGCAGAGGTCAAGCAAGTGACTTTGATAAACAGTACCTTCTTAGGTACAACATAAACAAAGCAGATGCTGATAAAATTAATCAACTTGTACTTGATGGTAAAATACAAAAACATATGGAAGGCGATAAAGGTTTGTATCTTGCTGATTATGATGAGTGGGGAGATGAAGTTCTTGTAGATAATTTTAAAAGTGCTTTGTCGAGTGGTATTTTAAATACTGTATTGATGGGTACTCCAGCAGATAAGCCGAAGATTGTTGATGGCTTGGTATTTTTGCGTACTTCTACTATTAACAAAGCTGGATTAGGTGGTTTACTTAAAGAAAGCAAAGATTATCCAGGCTATGTAAAGTTAGATATACCCTTATTAGGATTACCATTCCAATTTTTCTCATATTCTTTTGCTGCTTTGAATAAAGTGACTGCATCAATTGCTCAAGGCAATGTAAAGAGTAGGGTGATGGCACCAATTGTTGGTGTTGGTTTAGCCTATGCTGGATTAAGTTTGCGAAAACCTGATTATGTCTGGGATAATATGGATTTCCAAGACAAGATGATGCAATCAATAGAGTATTCCGGTGTAGCTGCATTGTATATGGATTTATTTTATGAATCTATGCACACAATTTTAGCAGTAAATGGGACAAATATTACTGGTGGTTTTCTAAGTCCTAAATATAAAGATACTCCACATGAAGCCCTAATAGGATTAACTGGAGCTGGACCAAGCCATTCATTAAGCATTGTTCATGCAATACATGAGATGATATATGGTGATTTTGGTAAAGGTGCTGGAGATGTTATTAAGCTAGCACCCTTTGCTGGTATCCCATATATAAAAAGTCATGTAAATGACCTAGCATACACGCTTGATGATACGTTTGACTAAAATATAAAAAGAAAGTAGAGTTTCGTTATGACAATATCAGTATCAAATAATACCCCAAGAGTATCATATACTGTTGGTCAAGGTGTAACACAGACCTCTTTTACTGTAAACTTCGAGTTCTTTGCAGCAGCAGACCTAAATGTATTCGTAGACAATGTGTTAAAAACAATCACCACTCACTACACAGTATCAGGTGGCAATGGTTCAACAGGAGCAGTTGCTATAAGCGTAACAGGAGCAAGTGGTGGTTCAACAGTAGTGATAACTAGAGACATTGCACTTGAAAGAACAACAGACTTCCCAAGTTCTGGTGCATTTAACATCTCTTCTTTAAATACTGAGCTAGATAAATTAGTTGCAATAGACGCTGATGTTGATGACACAATAGGAAGGTCGATAAGACTACAAGATTCTGATGCTTCTGCATCTATGGAGCTACCTCTCAAAGCATCGAGAGTAGGTACAGTTATGGCTTTTAATGCAACAACTGGTGCTGTAGAAGCTGGACCAAGTATTTCTGCTGTAACAACTGTAGCAACACAGTCAGCTAACATAAATACTGTTGCTGGTATAAGTGCAAATGTAACGACTGTGGCTGGTGTAGCATCAAATGTGACGACTGTAGCTGGGATTGCAAGCAATGTTACTTCCGTTGCTGGAGTTGCAAGTGATGTTACAACTGTTGCTGGTAAAGCATCTTTAATTACCTCTGCTTTTGCTAGTGGTATGTCGCTTGTTACATCAGATTTTGTAAGTGATGTTAATATTCTTGCAACAACTGATATTGTTAATGATATAAATTTACTTGCGACTTCAGATATTGTTAGCGATTTGAATACACTAGCAACATCTGACATTGTTTCAGATATAAATACCCTAGCAACATCAGATATAGTTAGTGATTTAAATACATTAGCTACAAGCGATATTGTTTCAGATATAAATACATTGGCAACATCCGATATTGTTACCGACCTAAATTTATTGGCAACTTCTGATTTTGTGTCTGATTTGAATACGTTAGCTACTACTACAAATGTAAATAATATTGCTACCGTGGCAACTAATATTACTGGAGTAAATACTTTTACAGAAAGATATAGGGTTGCATCATCTGCTCCAAGTTCGAGTCTTGATGAAGGTGACTTGTACTTTGACACTACTTTAAATGAGCTAAAAGCATATAATGGTAGTGCTTGGCAATCGACTGCACCATCTGCGGCAAATCAAGTAAATATTAATATTGTTGCTGGTGAGATTACGGCTCAAGAAGATTTAGGTTCTATAGCAAATGCTGTTTCTACAAGCTCTGGTAACAATATAAATACTGTTGGTGCGGCGATAGCAAATGTAAATACAGTTGCTGGTATATCATCAAACGTGACCACGGTTGCTGGGATATCATCAAATATAACGTCAGTTGCTAACATTGCCTCTAATGTTACCACAGTTGCTTCCAACATATCTGGTTTAAATAGTTTTGCTGAGAGGTACAGAGTAGCAAGCTCTGCACCAACCAGCTCATTAGATGCTGGTGATTTATATTTCAATACGTCCACAAATACTCTGAATTATTACACAGGTTCAACATTTCAAGCTGTAGTTGCTGGAGCTATGACTTCTCTAGCTGTAGATAGCACACCTCAACTTGGAGGTAATCTTGATGTTAATGGTAAATCAATTGTATCTGCATCAAATGGGGATATTACAATTGCACCAAATGGTTCTGGTGAGATTAATTTAAATGGTACGGTCAATACTGACAACTTAACTATAGACTTTGGGAGTATAGCATAATGGCAAAACTTTTAAAATTAAGAGGTGGTACAACTTCTCAGCATAGTTCTTTTACTGGTGCTGAACGTGAGGTCACAGTAGATACAGATAAAGAAACTCTTGTAGTACATGATGGGAGTACTGCTGGCGGTTTCCCTTTAATGAGAATAACTTGGGAAACTAAAACATCAGCTTTTAATGTTGGTATAAATAGAGGTTATTTTGTAGATACATCAGGTGGTGCGGTTACAGCAACTTTACCAGCCAGCCCTATTGCTGGTGATACTGTTCGATTTATAGACTTAAGTGCAACATTTGATTCAAACAATTTGACTGTTGCTCGCAATAGCAAGAAGATACAAGGTGATGCTAGTGACTTAACAGTTGCTACAGAACGAGCTGGATTTGCTCTGGTATTCTCAGGGGATACACAGGGTTGGCTTTTACAGGAGAAATAAAATGAGTACATATGAAGCGGTCAAATATAACTTTAATGGGTCAGGTTTAACTAACATTGTTTCGATTGAGGTTGGCACAATACTTCCCTGGAGTAATAGCACACTTCCATCTGGATATCTAAACTGTGATGGGTCTGCTGTTTCAAGGTCAACTTATGCAGCTTTATTTGCTGTGATAGCTACTGATTACGGTGTTGGCAATGGGTCATCGACATTCAACTTGCCAGACTTGCAAGATAAAGTTCCTGTTGGTGTGAGTGGCAGTAAGGCAGTGGCATCATCTGGAGGTTCGGCAACTGCTACACCAGCTGGCTCAATTACTATTGGAGCTATCACTCCAGCTGGAAACTTAAGTATGAGTTCTATAACTCCCTCTGGAAATGTTGGCGGTAGTACAGGAAATACAACAATCTCACAAAGCAATATGCCATCGCACCAGCATCGAAATAATGCTGGTCATCCAAACACAAACACAAATGATACAGCTGGAAGTGATGGTGCTAGGAATATTTATGGAAATACAACATTTGGTAGACTACAACTGCTTGGAACCTTAACTGGGGGTGGTGGCGCTCACTCACACAATATGAGTGCAAACTTTTCTGGTTCTGCTGTGACACCTAGCGGAAACTTTTCAGGAACTTCTGTTACTCCATCAGGTAGCTTTTCAGGAAGTTCTTTATCAACCTTGCAACCTTACGTTGCGATTAAATTCATGATTAAAATTTAGGGGAAAAAATGTTTGATAGCCAAAAAGTAGTAGATGCAAATTTTATAGTTAGTTTTGATACACCGTACACAGAGTTATGTGATGAGATTATCAAAGAATTTGAGCAGATTATTGATAATAATAAAGGAACAACTCATTACATGAATGGTGCATTAGATGATGGTGCTGAGGGAAATAGAAAAGATGAAAGTCTGCTCTTCAATACTTGTTCATTAGATTTTCACGCAAAAATAAATGAGGTATTAGCAGAATATACACCTAAATACGGTGATATGTTTCCAAGTTTTAATATGGATAATCATAGTTCTTTTGTAAGTAAAGTTCAGAGAACTCCCCCAAAAGGAGGGTTTCATTCTTGGCATCCAGAACACGGTTCTTCTTGGACTACCCTCCATAGAACGCTTGTATGGACACTATATTTAAATGATGTTCCAGAAGGAGAAGGTGAAACAGAATTCTTAGAATATGGTTTAAAAGTACAGCCAAAAAAAGCAAGGCTTTGTTATTTTCCAGCTGGCTGGACACACACACACAGAGGTAATCCAGTTTATACAACAACAAAATACATAGCTACTGGCTGGTATCAGTTTTCATAGGAGATTTAAATGACACATTACGCATTGATTGTACCAGATAAAACAATCGTAAAAGATGGGGTTGGTTATGAAATAGCATCAGACGATACTTGGATAAATACATACTCTTCAATTCATTCTATCCAAATCAATGACAGTTCTGGTGAAGTTGAGCCAGTATCAGGAGATAACCGCACAGCAACCCCAGATGAAATTAAAGCAGTACAAGATAAGTGGACTGCATTAAAAGCGGTAGCTGACAAGGCAAACGAAGATTACATTAATAGCTGGGATAGAGTTCGTTCAGACCGTTCTTTTTTACTTTCTGATACTGACTGGACTGTGATGCCTGATAGTCCTCTGACTAGCGATAAGCAACAAGATTATAAAACGTACAGGGCAAATCTTAGAAATATACCACAGACATATTCTTCTAATAGTCCAAAGGATATTACTTTTTCTAATGGTAATGTGTCTGTAAGTGCTAGCCAGAAAATTACAAAGCCAAGTTAAAATGTATGCTCGACCCTCTCTCAATCACAGCGGCAATTGCCACAGCTAATACAGCATTTAATGGATTGAAGAGAGCCTTTCAAGTAGGCAAAGATATTCAGAGTATGACTAATGACTTATCCAAGTGGATGAGTGCCGCATCTGATATTGAGAACGCACAAAAGAGAGCTAAGAACCCTTCTCTTCTCACCAAACTTACACGCAGAGGTAGTGTCGAACAGGAAGCTGTTGAAGCATTGACTGCTAAAAAAAAGCTCGAAGAGCAACGTTATGAGTTACAACAGTTTATTAAGTTTACGCATGGTACTCATGCATGGAATGAACTGCTTAAGATGGAAGGTGACATACGCAAGCGTAGACAGAAAGAGATATATGATAGACAAGTATTCAAGCAGAAGGTTATAACTATAGTTGCATTGACTATTGTTTTGATTGGTGGTCTGTTTATACTAGGATTATTTATATACGGATTGATGCAACTCGACCAAGGAAACATAGGCTGATGACTCCAGAAACATTAGACAAGTGGCGAATCCTCCCACGCTTGATGATGCTAGCTATGACCTGTGTTTACATTCGGTGCATCGAGTGGGCATTGAGTCAGCCTGACCTTACCACTCAACAGGCTGGCTTGGTGTCCGTTGTGACTGGTGCTATGACTGGAGCATTCGCCATATGGCTTGGGAAGGAGTCAAGTTAAAATGATTTTTAAAGCACTTTCAATGGTTGGTGGCATGGCTTCTACTTGGCTAGAATCCAAAGCAGAATCACAAAAACTTAATCTTGAGATTAAAAAGAAGCAGTTGACTGGTGATATTGACTGGGATTTAGAAGCTATGAAGGGTTCGCAGTCGAGCTGGAAAGACGAATATCTGGTAATTTTATTTAGTATCCCACTTATCCTCTGTTTCATGGGAGAGTGGGGGAGAGATATAGTTGAACAGGGCTTCAGAGCCTTAGAGACGATGCCTGAGTGGTATCAGGTGACTTTGGGTTGTATTGTAGCCGCCAGCTTTGGCGTACGCTCAGTGACTAAATTCTTTGGGCTACGAAAGAATGGGAAGTAATTGGGATAAGAATCGTGAGAGACTACGCATACATAGGGATTGGGATATTAGAAACTTTAGGAGAAAAAACATGGCATTTAAATTATCACAACGGTCGCTGGACAAACTGGATGGAGTACATCCTGAACTTGTTAAGGTTGTTAAGAAAGCGATTGAGTATACGGACGTAGACTTTGGAGTTATCTATGGTGTTCGAGACCTAGAAACCCAGAAGAAATTATATGAAGCTGGCAAATCACAGACGATGGCTAGTAAACATTTGCTACAAGAGGATGGTTATGCACATGCTGTTGACCTTATGGCTTATGATGGCAGTAATCCATCTTGGGATATTGTGGATTATGATAACATAGCTGATGCTATGCGAAAGGCTGGCAAAGAAGTTGGCGTTGATTTGGTTTGGGGTGCTGCATGGCACAAGTTATTAACGATGTCACCAGATAGTGCAGAGGATTTGATGAATGACTACATCGACACAAGACGAAAAGAATCAAGAAGACCGTTCATCGATGGACCTCATTTTCAACTCCACACCTAGACAACTAGCTTTCGACTTTGATGACTACGATGGTCCAGATGAACTCTGGTTGCATTATCTATGGTCACTTCTCCCATAGCTTTTTTCTTTCTATATATAAAGATATGATGTCCTCGAAGTTGTTTGGCTTGCGAGGTGGTACTGTGCTGTAGATATTGTAGGCTTGGAAGCATCTGTTTTCGTTATAAACTTTTTCGCTTAATGCCTGGCATTCTCTCGCTGACTCGAGGTCGATAGTAAGCATGAGAATAACTGTGTGTGTCATTTCTGTAATCATATTCTGTGCTTTCTTTATCTGCTAGGAGGTCGGCAAGCAGAGCAGTATTAGACCTCCCAGCATGTTTTAGGACTTCTTTGGAGAAAGCACAGCCCTAAAATGGAATATCATCTGATTCAATGTCATTGTCAACAGATGATTGTTCTTGTTCTTGCTTTGGTGATAGCTTAAGAGACAGCATGATACCATATGAGCCTTGCTTTACCCAAGCTGCAACACGACTATTGTCAGATGGTAAATCAATTGAACCAGTAAATTGTGGTGCCATTCCATTAGAGTTATCATTGTCCCACATACGACCAATCTTTAGGTATATATCACGAACAACACTCTTATCTTTTTGTTCTGACTTAACAATGCATATACGACTTTCATTGCCATTATCATTAAGTGTACCAGTACCACTCAGCTCTTCATTGTTTGGTTGAAAAACTGCACCAGTATTTGTGTTATCATATTCCATAGTTATCCTTTCTAATTACTTTTCTTGGTTTCTGAAATGTACCAGACTTGCTAGATTCATTGCCGTCATCATCTGTGCTATCATCTGGCACTAAGTTAAGCATTCTTTGCAAAATGTACCGTGTCATATAAGTAATGCCACTACCAATTTGTTGACTGCCTTTCTTAGTATCGTCTAAGCAAGTACACTCACTCTCGATGAATGTATCACTTGGTATGTGTCGTAGTTGTATGTTGAGTATCGGTGAATTATGTTCATTCACTTTCATAGTGCCAATGCAAATAATGTTTTGCTTTTGCAACTCAAGTTCAACCATAGGTATCATGTCTTTTACCTTCATGTACTTGGCGTTGAACATTGCATTGTTACCCTCAACTTTTACTTTTTTGAACTCACACTCCATCAGAGCAGAATATATGTTTGCTGTTTTTAGAGTCATTTATTTTTCTCCTTTCTTTCTATTTCTTTCATTGCAGCTTGTTCTGCTGCCAGTTCTAATTCAATCTCATGCTTCTGCTTTGTGATAAAAGATTCCATCTCTGCAATCACAAGTAGCTTTGCAAGTAGCTTTGATTGTCTAATCTGATTGTTTAGTCCGTCCATTGCTTTCTCCTTTCATTATGTCATAAGCAAGTTGTATTGGCTTTCGTAGCTTAATACTCCTTCTTCCGGTCTTCGATACTGATATTACTAGGTAATCATTGTACATCTCATACACATCATCTGTTACATGACTAAGCAGTCTTTTCTTTGCATCTGCATGCTTATCTGCTTCTGCCATAGTCTGTATGTATTCATGTGTATCATTAGTAAACTCATTACTATGACCCATACTCTTCTGAATCTTCCTATCAATTGGGATTGCATTGACTTCTGGGGGGTCTGCAATCCCATTGTCGGCAGGTCTTACCTTAGGAATAATATGATTGAGCCAAAACTTTTTCACAAGCTCCATAATTTTTGCAGCATATAGTTCGTTGTACTCGATATGGGACTGATGATACTTGCTACCATTACCTTGTATGATTGATATGAATGCACCAGCACAATGATAACGAGTTCGTATTGGTCGTTGTTTCATTCTGTGTCTGTGCAAATGCATATAGAATTGTAACTGTGGCATGTATCTTTCGATAATATCTTGGATGGATGTAAATGGATTCGTATGCTTGCACTCGAGAACCCATTCCCTTTTATCTGAATGCTGTGTAATCAAACCATCAAGACTTGCAGCACAAGGGACACCATCAATAAGATAGACTCCAATTTTTTTATCTCTCTCAACCCAAGATGCATCGAGATGATTGCTATGCTGTTTCAAGAACCACTCAACATTAAGCTGCTCTGTGGTAATACCCATCTGAACTTGTAGATTATCAGATAAATCTTCTGGTTGTTTCTCTCCAATTTTTTCTAGGTAGAGATTCTCCCAGTCACCTTTTACTAATCGGATGGTATCACTACCACCCACGAATTTCGTTCTATCCATGTGCTTTCTCCTTATTTATATGGCGATTGTAGTTTCATTGATGCAACTGGTCAAGCCTTTTGTCTATCTGAGTTACAAAGTTTTGTCGTTCATCAACATTGTTTTTCATGATTGCATACACCTCAGAAAATGACGGAAAGATTTTGTAGTTCCGTATTGCCATTCCAAGAGCATGATGAACACAGTCTGCTGGTAAGATAGCAAGTTGCTCAAGGATAGCTTCACTCCTTTGCTCCACCTCTTCCATTGTTGAGTTGTAAGGTTTGTAGAAAAGAAACTTCCATTTTGCAATACGACTTACCAGATGCTCTCTGTCCAATGGTGTCATGTATACTCGCATAACATCACTGGCTTTGAGTGCAGCAGTAGAATCAGTGCAAGTAATAAGAACCTTGTCTATGTTTACACCATTAATATCCAAGAGCTCTTGCTTCATCTTCATGTTTGCAAAGGTTGGTGTACGGAATGCAAGCAATAGTTCAACTGCTCCCACTCCGTCTTTTACTAGATGTATTTTTTTTTCTATCATGATGTCTCCTTCTTTGTTTTTGTTAATTGTTTTTCGATGTGTCGTTTATGATATGCCAAACTATTTTTCTCAATATCAACTAAGCGTTTGATAATATTACTTGCTGCTTCAAGAGAGATAGGAAACGTAAACGCAACCATATCTTCCATAATATTTTCCCAGTCACTAACCTCAGCATATTGCTTGTCACCAACATGATAGGTTACACATGCTTTCTTTAGAGTTTCAATTATACGAAGGTTACGCAGCACTTGGTTTTGTATTTTCCATAACTGTTTGCCTGTTGCTGGTTTATCAAAGTCCTTATCCAAGTTCATGTTAAGGGTTTCGATTTGTAAATTATTAAAGTCGATTTGTATTTCCATTTGGAACTCCTGTTGTTACTCTATGTTTGATTCATGCCGTATGAGATACGCAAAGACATCTTCCCATACCTCATCTTTTATGATGACGCAGTATCTGGGAGAGCCCTTCTTGCGTTTACATACAGCAATGTCTTTGTCTTCTAGTAAATTAAATACATTAGGGAATTGACTACTGTCTCTGTACTTGACTTCGACAATCAAGTTTTGACCAGCGATATCAACAGTCAAATCCCCTCTGTACTCACCACCTAAACTGCCCGATAGTGGTTGTTTCTTTGTACGAATACCTAAACTATTAAATAATTTTAGAAACCACCTTTCGTGATAGCTTCCTTTTGCTTTACTCTTGCTAACCATGTGTCCTCCTCATAGCATTTCATACATATCTTTGTACTTTTATAGAGGGATATAACAAAGTATTGGATTGTTTTACCACATGCATCGCATACTACTGATGCTCTGTTCTCCACACCTTTATCTTTTTTGAAGCGTGGCAAGGCGTTCAATAGCTTTTTCAATTTTTGCAGCAGTATCATAACGTAACTCTGTTCCTCTAAACTGTCGATAGTATGTTGTTTTTGATAATCCAGCCCAATCAAAAGCCTTGCGTAAGTCTACGCTCTGGTGTTCTGATTTTTCCGTAAGCTGCTGCAGATAACTTTTCATAGTCTACTTTGTTATCATCTCTCTTTATCATTTGCAAATATATATTGACCAGTTTCTTACCACTTCCGGTAATGTAATACTTTCTTGTTGTGCCAGGTGATTTGATATTTGCACCATAAATACTTCTAAGAACAGCATCACAAGGTAATGAAATTATCAATCCAAGTTTATGTTCAAGTGACTGCAATGTAGTTGATAAGGTTCCTTGCTTAACATCTGGTATAAGTTGACGTATATGATTTGATAATACTATTCTTTGTTCTTTTTGCTTTATCAAATAGTACAAAGCTGATAGTATTCTTATTTGGTTTTTAGTAATCATGACATTAATCCTTCAAACTGGGTGGCTTTTTAGGCCACCCTTTTTTTTAAATATGAATCTTTAGTTGTTCATACATTTGTTGTGCTACATCTCGTAAGAAATCATCAAGAACAACTGAGTTCATGCCTAACTTCTCGACCATTGATTGTAACTCAGATACTGTTAAGCTGTCTAGCTCATCAGTAACAGTATCTTTTATCTGGTCATTGATTGGGTTACTCAACTTTGTCACCATAATGAATCTCTCGTACCTTCTCCATAGTCTTCTTCAACATCGAGCTTGGTGTTGGTACATTGGCTTCGTTGCGTGAGTCATCTACAAAGTGATACATATCTGCTATTGCTTTGATTGATTCATGAACTTTGCCGAATGCATATCGTACATCCCAGCTTGGTATTCTTTCTTCATCATCTTTCAATGACTCATAGAATAACATGTCTGCTTGTAATCTTTGTTCAAGTGTTACCATTTCTTTTCCTCTTACTGATTTTTCTATACTCATAACATTAACTCCTGTTGTTGTGGCTCATCGCCTAGTTTTTCTATTAAGCTAGACAGAAACTGCTCATTGGTTGTTGCTTCATCGCAATGAGTTGTACCTCCATAATGCTCTGACCTTCTTGCCAGCATGTATGAACGATACCCAGTTTCTGTTAGCGGACTCTTTACTTTAAAACCATTTACATTAGTTACATTCAGTTCGAAATGGTCAACTACATAGGGCATTCCATGCTCCGAATAGTTTAGATAGTCTCTTCGAACCCTCACATCGTGTGTCAAGTTATTCCACACAAATGTTCCTACTGTTTCATATTCATTGTTCCATTGGGTCATTGCTTATGTTCTCATAATGCTCTCGTTCCTGTTTAAAGAATGCTTTTGGTACTGGGATATCTTGACCACTATTAGCAAGGTTGAAGTTTGTAGCTTGCTTGTGTTCTTTTCTAAACCTTTCTTCTAGCCAATACTCAGCCCAAGTAACGTCACCTTTCTGTTGCATAGTTGTAACGATGTTGCAGCCATCTTGTTTTAGTATAAGAATCTGTGCTGCAAGTCTCATGCATCCATATTTCTTAAGTGCTTCAAGTGGTGATATACTTCCAAAGCGATGAAGATGATTGAATATCTTATCTCTTTGATTACTGAATCTTTCATTGATTGTTTCTGCTGTGTGTAGTTCCATGATTATCTCCTTACATGTATGGTTCATTGATTGATTTTACTTCCCTGTACTCCAGTTGGTACTGTCCTTTGGGAAGTATTGCACACTTAACTAAGTCACGATTGACATAGAAACGAAACTCTTGGTCTCCATTTTCATGCTTACGAACTGTAGTGGTGTGTGATAGGAAGACATGACTGTTGTGTGATGAAGTTCCTACTCGAACCTCAACGTCACCAGTATTCCTGACTCCATAGCTTTTGTCTGACTTGTATATACAAGCAGATACTCTATTCCATATAGGATATTGTGCCATTTGCTTTCTCCATATTTAGTTTATCATTTGTTTTAAAAATTTACAAGCCCTCAGAACAAGAACAGATTGCATGGTCAAGGACACGAAGTGCCGAAGGTTGCCTTGACCAGAGAGCAAGATGTTTTTGTTAGAGGGGAAGCTCGTTGGTATATTAATAGGGTATTAATTTACTTACATGCTGACACCTCCATATGCATGTGAGTATTTAAGTTTAACTCTGTCATAGATTCTTTTGATTTCTACACAATGCTGGATTGCATCTGACAATGTGTTGAAGTAAAGTCTCTCGCAGAATCCATGCTCCCATTCTACTACTAAGAATTTACCTCTTGGTGCTGAATAGATTTCTACATTTCTATTTATCTTAAGCTGTGCGATTCTCTTGTCTCCACTTGTATCTAACGTAAACATATCTTCATCAATTTTTTCCATAGCTTTCTCCTTTGATTTTTATGGTTGATTCATACTCGTTACTGTACATTTCAATCTGACACTGGTGCGGTCAGCACTCACGCCAGCCCCCACTCATCCCTTGCTTGCAGCTCGACGCAACAATAAGTGCCTAGCTTTACGCTGGCACTATTGAGCTAGAGCTGGTCAGCTAAGGGTCTCGATGACCCCTAACATGAACTGCTCAAATAATCCTGAGAATAAGATGGTAAACCAGAGAAACAGGAATGCTACTCCAACTACTTCTTCAATAAAATCTCTCATGGTTTCCTCCATAGCCAAATAATAAATCCCATAATCATTAGGTTACCTATCATGTAACAAGTGATTGCTGTTGCTAACATATCTTTCTCCTTTATAAATAAGATGAGCAGTTTATAGACTTGCTCAGGTCTTTCGTGTTTAGCTTTCTGACTTAAGCTGCTTCTTTGTTGATACTGTATTATCAATAGTCTCTGATGCACGCTTTGGCATCTCAGCAAGAGTCCTTCTAGGTGTTGCATCTAAGTTCTGAGACTCAAGCACTTTATCCACAGCTTGTTTCATTTCTCTCAACTCTGATTGAGTCACCTTAGCTTGCTCGATTTGATTGTCCAATCTTTCTAGCGTGGTGGAGACTGTGTTAGTCGTTGTGCATCTCTCATGCTCTGCGTCATACTCAGCTGATTTGTCTGCTATGTATTTATCCTTGTTTTTAATCTTGAATTCAAGGTCTGCACTAGCTTTGTCTAGCTCGTAATAACGCTGCCAGTCATTTGAGATATGGTCGTAGTATGCTCTTACGTGTGTTACTAAATCTTTACTCATGATATTACTCCTTTTATATATTGTTAATTTATGCAGACAGGTGTCCAGCAAAGGGCTGTAAGTCAACAGCTAATTTGTTTCGCGAGGAATAGCCCTTGGGCTAGGGGAAATTAGTTGTTGAAGGTAATACAAAGATTCGCCAGCTTCTGTGCTGGCAAATATGCACCGCCTTACGTATGCCCTTTGCTGGTAAAACTGGTCAGTAAATTAACACTATAAAAGGACTATATTATGGGTGAAGCATTTATGTGACCTCGTAAGAAGCATACGGAGACCATATCTTGAATGACCTCTTTGGTGGCTGTATTGGGGGCTGGACATAGAAGCTAGTGAAATTAAGACCTTGACATGAATGGTAAAAACAAGGTTAAATCATGGCGAACACAATCAGCATATGACCAGAAGGAGAGATGCTCAATGACATACAGGCTAACAACAAAGCAGAAAGCATTGGTTGATACACTCGTAGCAAGTGGTGGCTCAATCACAGATGCGAGTAAACAAGCTGGATACAGTGCTGGAGAATCAGGTAGAGTCACTGCTAGTAAGGCTTTGAGATTGCCACATGTGCAACAGTACATGATGACTTGTATCAACGAGCAGTTAAGTATGAATGCTACGAAAGCCCTGAGTAAGCTAGTAACATTGTCTGATAAAGCAAAGAGTGAGTATGTGCAACTAGAAGCTAGCAAAGATTTACTAGATAGGGCTGGTTTCAAAGCAGTAGACAGAGTAATGCATAATCATATTGGTTCGATATCAGTCAACATAGACCTATCATAATTTGCTGATAGTATGCTGTGCAATATAGCTGTAGTAGGGGGTAACCCTAAAAGTTACACTACTACAGTTGCAAGAGATAGTACGCTGACATTTTAGGAGAAAAAAGCTCGATGAAAATATTTACTACTGTAAAGGGATTGATTATGCGTGTTGCTGTGTTAATGTCTAATATATTGAGAAGGAAAAAAGATGGCGAAGACTCCAGCTTGGCAAAGAAAAGCAGGGAAGAATCCGAAGGGAGGACTCAACGCAAAAGGTCGAGCAAGTTACAAGAAGGGAACTCTAAAAGCTCCAGTAAAGTCAGGGGACAACCCAAGAAGGGCAAGTTTTCTAGCAAGGATGGGGGGAATGCGAGGACCGGAAAAGGACTCAAAGGGACGACCAACTCGACTTCTTCTCAGCCTAAGAGCGTGGGGAGCGTCAAGCAAAGCCGACGCAAAGAGAAAAGCAGCGGCAATCTCACGAAGAAATAAAAACAAAAAGAAAGGATAATACTATGCCTATGGGAAAAGGAACTTACGGGAGCAAGAAAGGTAGACCACCAGCGAAGAAGAATGGTTTGTCTGCAAAGCAGAAGACTCTACCAAAGAATCTTCAAT